TGACGGGTTGTGGTATAGGTGCAATGGGAAATAGTATAAGTATGAGCGTTGATCCTTCTGAAAATAAGAAGCAAAAGTGTATAATAGAGCCTAAATTATCTGAAAATGGTTACCTTAATAAATTCAAAAAGAAACGATGGTTTCAAAGATTAATGTTCAATGATGATCACGATACAACCGTGAAAGTGTCAGCATGTTTGAGAGCATCCAGTACATTAATAGATCCATGTACATATACGTATTATTTAACCGTATATACTTTACATGAAAATGGTAAAGAGGACGAACCAATCATGGAGGAAATATTAAACCATTCAAATTGTGATATTGTTTTCAAGGATAAACACGTTAATCCAAATGGCCTTGAAAAATGGATGAAAAAAGAAAGTTGTTAATCTTTTAAAAATGCGTACCATATTCATATTAAAATTTTCTTAGTTTATAGAAATGGAAATCGAAGATAAAAAATGTGATGATACACAACCCGTTGCAAACTGGAAGTGTATATGGTTTACGTTAGCTTTAGCTGGTGGGTATTGGTACCTCCCACAAAGAAATAAGTGGGTCCTTCTAGGACTCTTATATTTCCCGTACGTGGCTTTAGCTTATTACGACCACTGGTACGTATGCAAACGTAACCTCGGACCTACATACCTCGCCATGTTTTACCACTGGATAAAACCCCAAGAGTCTGAACAGATTGTCAAGTATAAGAATTGGTGTCCCGAAATTAGAAATAAAGTCTTTTTTATCGACATGGTCATATTACTTGGTGGTTTAGCTACTTTACCATCTTTTCTTAAATGGAAACCATGATAACATATTCTGTGATCTTACCAAAGATGACAAAATACTATACATAAATGATATATATATTATGTTACTTATTTTATTATTAATACTTATACACTAACATAGTTTTAGTAACATGTTGTGATTATAGAGAGAGTATATCTATATGTTATCTATACATCCAACTCAATAGTGGATCGGAGTTTACAAAAAGTGAGAAAAATACTATTATTTTAATAATTAATAAAAAACATGTTCTAATTAGTATGTCTATTTTAAACCAATAGTAAAAAAGTATAAAATAAAAATAAAAGTAAGGTTTGAGTTTTTAGTAAATCCGGATCCACTTCGGGTGATCGATTTATAATATGAGTTTTAGAAAAAGTTATTAAAAAAATTAAAATAATTGTTAATATTATATAAAATGGGTAAATCTACTATACCAGAACCAATAATGGGAATATTAATTGGTTTTTTACTATCATGTTTACTGTCGTGTTGTTCATGGTCTTCAAGTATGTATTTAGCAGGACGAGCTGTGAGAGGTGCGGCTAGAGTTGTTAAAGATGTTCGCGAAAATACCGTGGTAGAACGAAAAGTGGAAGTTGAGGAAGTTGAGGAAGTTGAGGAAGTTGAGAAACCTGTAGGTGATTTGGTTGATGTTGATACTGCTATTATAATGTATGATAGGTGTGAAAAAGGTGGTAGTAATATAATTGTAGAACAAACATTACATATTAAGCAACAACCTAGAGATGAGATTAAAGTTCCAGTGAATTATATAGATGGTCCAGAAGATGAAAGAGTTAAACGTATTGAAGTTAAAAATATTACACTATTACCAGGTTCTAAATGGACTGTTATCGATAAAAACTTGGGTGAACACACTATTGTTACAGAAAAAGAACATGTTTTTAATAAAGGTGGAATGCAGTTAATGGACGTTCATCTTCGACCATGTAGAGAGACGGATAACATTATTAATATACATCTGAAATATAAACCAATAATATTAGGTTAAAACAAAGGGTCTAGATATTTATAAATGAAACCTATAATTAAGTGGGTCGGAGGAAAGACTCAGATTTTAGATAAAGTTTTGAAAACTTTTCCACGGGAAATAGAAAATTATCACGAATTATTCGTGGGTGGTGGTAGTGTTCTATTCGGGTTACTCGAGAGTAAAGATATTATCGTGAAAGGTAAAGTATATGCGTACGATAAAAACCAAAAATTAATAAACATGTATAGACAAATCCAAACAAATCCAAATGAAATACACGATCATTTAATTAAACTCTTTACCACATATGATACACGAACCGGTACGGAAGTAAACCGTAAACCAGAATCTGAAGAAGAAGGTCTAACATCGAAAGAAAGTTATTATTATTGGGTACGTAAAACGTACAATAATTTGATTCCAAACACACCCATACACACCGCGACATTAATTTTTCTAAACAAAACGTGTTTTAGGGGTTTGTATAGAGAGGGACCTAATGGGTTTAATGTACCTTATGGACACTATAAAACTACACCTGTAGTAATACTGTTAGAAGATGTATTGAAAATACAAGATCTTATAAAAAATGTGGTTTTTAAATGGTGTGATTTTAGGGCCGCATTTGCACAAACTATAAACGATGGTGATTTTATATATGCGGATCCTCCGTATGCACCGGAAAGTGTTCGAAGTTTTGTAGGGTATATGCGAGATGGGTTTGATATAAACGATCACGAAGATTTATTTAATTTATTAAAACGGTCTGATATTGATTTCGTCATGTCTAACGCAAAAGTCTATCTTGTAACCAATAGTTTTAAAGATTATAAGATTGAAGATGTTCCGGTAAGACGCGCTATCCATTCAAAAAACCCAGGTTCTTCTACAATAGAGGTTCTTGTACATGGATGTAATAGAGAAATGGCTTAAAAAAAAGATACATATGAAATATATAAAAAATGTCTCTTGAACAAGATTATACAACAGTACCAGGTCAATTATTTGCGTGTCTTTCTATTGTAGGACCAGAAGCACCACAAAAGAACGATAAGTTTGGAATTAAGATTAGGGGTGCATTTAATTCACGAGATGAAGCTGCTTCTCATGCCAAACGTCTTCAAAAGGAAGATTCGACCTTTGATATTTACGTCGTAGATATGTATAAGTGGTTGTTAATTCCACCAGATCCGGTTCAAATTGAGAATGCGCATTACGCTGATGAAAAGCTCGAAGAGCTTATGTCGGGGTATAAGGAAAATCAAGCTCAAGCTGCGGCTATGTTTGCTGAACGTAAGCGTGATATGATGGCGGCTAAGGCACCAGGTACGGATAAATATTTTAAGAGTGGTGACGAAAATTCCAAATTTTATACTAAACCGGACGAGGCTCCGATTAGTCACCCAGCAGAAGTTTTGGAACGTCTTCAAAAGGAAAAACCAGACGCAGATATGGAAGATCTTGTTAAGGAAGCGGATGAAATTGTTTCACAAGAAATAAAGGAAAGAAAGGAAAAGAGGGAAAAGGAGGTTAAGGAAGCGCTTGAAAATGAGGCTAAGGAACGTGGTTTTGATTCAGTCGAAGCCATGCAAAAAGCCGATGATGATAAATTGGTGGAAGAAGAAGCAAAGAGAGTTCAGGTTGAAAACTCAACGGAAGCTCAGATTAAGGAAGAAGTTGATACTGGGGAGGAAGAAGTAACTTCTGATGATAAGGAAAATACACAAGTCTAAATTATTTTTGTTATGTAATTGTAAGTATGTTGAGTATTATATTGAACATAATCACCATTCTTATTGTACTATTTTCTATTGGTTTATTTTTACGATTGTATAGAGATCGAAAAAGTAAATCAGATAGAGCAGACCCTGTTACTGCATCTGAGGTTGCAACTGATATTATGAAAGATCCACTCGTTGTAAGTCGAGCGTATTTTACTGAAAAGAGATATGGACCCATTGGTAATTTTGATGGCCAACAAACACCTTCTGAATATTTATGGATAAGCGGTAAGCCTATCCAGGTCTAAGTATAACTGGTTGCATAGTTTTACCCATAAAAAATCCAAGTAAAAAAGCAACAAATATGATAACGTAACCTGTTTTATCTAGATTTTCAAAAATATCGTATTTAATTTGTTTTTCTTGGTGTTGTGGTGCATACATATGCTGAGGCGGAATATAATATTGATCATCACGTTCCGGTTCAGTTTCTTGTTCCATGTCTTTTGAATCGTTAATGAAATCGTCTGGGTTGTATTCTATTGGCGTACCAACTTCTGCTTCCATTATATAGATTTTAATCTTATTTTTTTAAGCTCATTATTCCTCATCTGAATATTCCTCTTCGTCTTCTTCGGAATATTCTTCGTCATCATTATCATCATCAACTACGAAACCTTTTAAGTTTCCGTGTTCATCTCCATCTGAATCATATTCGGAGTCAGAATCATCATCTTCTTCGTCATCCGTACAAAAATCTTCGTCATCACTTTGAAGTAAATCGATATCCGAATTGTATTCGTCTTCTTTATAATCGTCTTCAACTTCTTCCTTTAATTCTAAACGCTGTGGAGCCCTTGATATTCTTCCCGAACGAGTTTTAACACCAATAGCCATGTTTTAAGATAATAAAACAGAATTCTTTTAAGTATTTTTACTCAGTTAGTGTTCGTCTTTTTATTTTTATTTCGTTTCTTACGTATAATTCTTCGAATCGTATTTTTAATTTATCTGAAATTACTCCTAATTCTTCGATTACATTTGTATCACCTGATACTGTACTGAGTGCTATTTCATCTAGATTTATTAGGGCGAGTTTCATGAACTTACGTGACAATTCGATATGTTTGTTACTGTGTTCTAAAGCTAGGTGTATATTTGCGATAAATTCTTTGTATATAGACCTGTTTAGACCTGAATATTTGATTGATTGTTTTATTAAAGAATGTATTTGTTCTGTATCTGGTATTTCCTTAATTAAAGACGATACCATGTAAATTACAAGTGCTAAAAAAATTAAAGCTAACATTGTCTTCTATAATTTAGTGATTATTTTATCTGTGAGATCGTGAACGCGTGAAATACAATTACACTTTTGTTGTATTTTATTTTTCGTAATTTGAAAAAAAGTGTTAGTATTATTACACTTTTTACACGAATAGGATGTATTTACCATGTATATGTTTGGTTTTTTCCCCTTTTCTATTTTTGATACGGTCACAGTTTCATTTTTAATAACGTGTTTTTGTATAAATTTTGATAAAATATCTTTTACATCTTCTGGATTTTTATTTTCTTCTTCTTCTTTTTTCGTTTTCTTTGTAACGTACTTGTTTATTTTTCCATCATTACCACCTTCCTTTTTTAATTTATCTGTAATTTTAGACGGTAACTGGTGTCTTCTTCCGGTAAAATCTTTACAAAACCCAAAATGTCTCATTATGTCTGTATTAGAAAAACACTTTTGCATGATCGTGTCGTTAGCGATAAGGAACCATACGTGATTAGAATTATGGTTACATTTTTTATTTTCACAATAATGGGATGTTGTAGATACAAGAAATTGACCCTTATGTTCATACATTTTTGTTATTTTAGCCATACTTTGACCTTCGAGGTGTTTTCTAACGAAGTGTTCGACGTTTGATATAACTTCCTGATCTTTGAACTGGTTTTTGATTTGTGTAGCTGTAAACTCGTCTTCTCTTTTTATTTTACTTCCTTCTATATTCACCGGGTCATCTCTTTCTGTTCTGAGTGTTGCCATATGCATTATTTTAACACTCGCTATATGTCCTTCAATTGCTTCTAACATACTGAAAGGTCCGCACCTATATATAAAAATGGGTCTATATTCACCTTGTGTTTCTTTTCCGGTACTATTGCATTGTTTGCACCCCTGACCGGAACATGCTTCATGCTTACCCTTTTTATGTGACCATGGCATACGAAACCCACTTCCTTTTGTTTTTCGAGATGAACTTCCATAGACAGATTCATCTACAATATCTTTCCATTCCTTTGAACCGTAAGCTAAGTTGAGAGTGTTTATAATATGTTCTCTAAGTGCTAAGGCAGATGATCTATCTACTACAAAATCGGTCCAGTTAATGTGAATACCCGTTTTTATAAGGTGTCCAGCTGGTTTTGGAGCAGCTACGGATATGAGAGCTTCTTTACCTCCGAATTTTTTTACCTTATCACATATCACTTTACATATACTTTCAACTTCCGAAAATGTCATTTCATCTTCATCTTTATAGTCGAGATCTACGAAAAAGTTATAGTTTTCTGTTTTCTGTTCGACGACAAATATCTTTTCACCCGAATTATAAGCCTCTACGTACTTTTCGTAAAAAGTATTCAATCTATCAAATGGCACGGAAAGGACACCACCGTCCATGAGCACATGTGATAAATTGGAACCATTAAAGAATCCTTGTTCTTTACACCATTTTTTAAACATGGTTACTTACCAATTATTGTTTTTATTTTTTTATATTCATTAATCACTATCGTAGTGATGTCTCCAAATTGTTTTTCTAAACGATACTTCTGGATATTCTTCATTTTCTGATAAAGACTTTTTTAGAACGAGTAGTTCATATACTTTATCGTTAGTGTGTAATTCTGCATACCTGTTTGCTTTTTCTCTCGTATAACCATGTCTTTCTACGAGAAGATCTGCTATTTGCGAAAGAATATAAACCTTGGACTTCATTATTTAATAGTGAAGGTTTTTCTATTCGTTGAAGTTACACACGCGTAGAATTCTGGGTTATTGAGAACATTTTTAACTATTCGATCCCATTGTTTTTTGGTGTTAAACTCTGTTAATGTTTCAAAATTCATGAAATCGTTTTCATCGAACGTTCTTTTAATTGGTTGTTTTTGTATTTTTTTAAGGTTAGTTTTTTGTTTTTCATCGTTGAACTTTCTTACAAGTTCCGATTGTTCTTGTTGTGTATAGTTTACGAAAAATATGAACACATTATATTCTAATTCAACACCGGGGCTTTCTTTGACTGTAAATTTGAAAGTCGTATATTCACCTTTTTTTAGAGATACAACCCCTCGTGTTTCCTCCTCTAGTTCTCTCAATGCACATCTTATTGGATTTGGAATTTCTCTTCGCCTGCACCCTCCGGTGACGAAAATCCAATCTTTGAATCTTCGATCCCGGACAGTCAGAAACTTTGGTTTGGAACCTGTAAAGGATACAGGTACAGCTATAGCCTTATATTTCTTCATTGCTCATTAGCAAGTTATAATTAAGCGAGATGATTATTCTGAGGATTCTTCCTCGCTTTCTTGATTTTCTTCAAGATCATCGACCACTTGGGCTTCGTTTGCCTTTTTATTTTCAGTCATTTGAGGTGCTCCTGAGTTAACTGGAATTGGTCCTATTTGCGATAAAAATGATGTTATTTGTCCATTCGTACCCTTGACTTCATTTAATTCGTCTTTTGTACTTTTGAGTTCTTTGTATAGGTATAACGAACCTACTATACAGAATAAAATTGCAACAATTGTGGCGGTATCACGATCAAACGTAAACATTATATGTTAAATTATAAAGTTATGTTTTTAAGTTCGTATAATCGCACCCATGTGTGTGCCTTTTTCTTTTGGACACTCATATCCCTGTTGAGCAAATTGAATCTCCTGGAAATGACCTTCTTTACATTCAGCATTTTGAGCTGGTTCATGTTTGGAGTCGACGAGATGATTCAAAGTTCCGGATTTGGGATCGTATGTAATAATAAAAATGAAAGCAGAGAGAAAAACTAATTGCCAGAACATTTATAATAAGTGGCTAAAATTAAATTAGTTGGAATACATCAAACCACCCATACCATTTTCGATACGGAGGATGTTGTAATTGACGCCATAGACATCATATTCGAACGTATCACCTTCGACGACGAGTCTCGCGGAATCGAGCCTACTGAAGTTGAGCGACCCAGTTGGTTGGACCTTAGACGTATCGAGACAGAATGGAACCAAGATGATTGTATCGTTATTAGCACCACCAGTGCAAACATCACCGTGAGCTGTGTGGTAATAGATTGGTGCCGATGTAAAGTGTGGGGACACTGTCTTTGGGTCAGCAACATCCGTACCATTGATTTGAAGTCTCATCTTCGTGGTGTCAGCAAGTTGTTTATTAACATTCACGGTGTTTTCTGCGATCAAATACTTGATTGGGTGGTTAAAGCTAAGTTCTTGTGTAGCTGACCCTGATGCAACAGCTTTTTGTGTTTGTGTGACGATCATGTTTTGTGGCGTACTGGACAAAGCCGTGCGTTCATCCGTATCGAGGTGGATGAATTGAGCGTACAATTCAACATCACTTGGTGGAGAACCAGCCCATGTAATTCTCAATTCCACATCGTGGTATTGGAGCGCGACCAATGGGAGCGCGGATTGGGCGTTTTCGCAAAACGAAAACCTGAGTGGGTAGAATGTACCTTGACCGGCAACGTACGACGATTTAGCGGCCGTTTGGTCCATGGTAATTGGCGCGAGTAGCGCGGAAAATTTAAATTCTTGTGTGTCGATGACTTGACCACCAATCAAAAGTTCAACTTTGGAAACAGCCGTTTCCCACGCGACGTGATTAGCCGATCTATCGGCGAGATAGACGTATCCGAGCATATCACCTTTACGTTCGAATCTAACAGTGGACATACCGTTAGCAGATGGGTTGCCCTGGATAGTTTGTCTTTCGACAGTTTGGGCAAAGTTTGTGTGACGTTTATAGTTAGATCTAAAAAAAGAAACTTCGGGTTGGCCGACAAGGTGCGCATCTTGGGCGCCTACAGCAACGAGTTGAGCAATACCTCCAGACATATTTTATATTATACTAAGGTTTTTTATTTTTAAGCCCATGTATAATATGAAAGATTGAAAAAAAAAGAATTATGCTGCTGTGAATGAGATTGCATTCATGTATATTTTTTCCGCACCAGATGCACCTATTTTGGATACGGTCAAAAGACCATGACTGTTCTGGTCTATGGAAACATCGGTCGTAAATGCGATAAAATCAATACCAGCTGTGATTGTTTTTAGAACTTTTCTATCTGCTCCTGACGCTACAAGGGGTACGACGACCTGACCACCACTTGGTAAGTTTGTTACGTTAAGTATTGCAACATCTGCATCTATTGATACAGCGGGTGCTGTTCCATACGTTTTGTTTTTACAATCTATTTCGAGCGTTCCCGAACCTGTAGTCCAAGTAGTTGAAATTTGTGTGTTTGTGAGTTGAAGGTTTTGTGAATATACGTTACCTCCTGTATGTACATCTTTACTAACATTAATGTTATTCGTTGTAACAAACGCATTACCCGTAGCTGTAAGTTGTAGAACGTTTGAAGTTACATTTGCACCTGCACCTGCACTCGCAACATCATCTAAATTAAACGGTGATGCAGAGACGTGTAGAGCACCAATCGTAATATTGTCGGCTGATACATTTCCCGATATTGTGAGTACATTTGAACCGTACGTGTTAATTGTAAGGTTAGAATCTGTGGTCGCACCCCAAGCTGTACGACCAATACTGACGTTAGCCTGTACGCCTGTACCTTCCTCGTGGATAAATTCCATAGTTGAACCACCTTGTCCCCCTGAATCGTAAATTTCACCTGTCGTGTGATTAATCGCTAAAACGTTCTTTGACGATGTTCCTCCACCGACAACGTCCGGATCGACCTCAATAGCGTTAATTATTTTTAGGGGGCTTTTATTGAGAGATGTACCTGCGGTCGATTCAATTATAATATCGGTTGCGAAATCGATTCTTTTCGAAGCTGCGATATCGATATCACCCGCGGATGTTAAACCCGTGGTCGTGTTATTAAAAGCGACTGTTTGTGTTGTCGTTGCACCCCCATCTGTAATAGTCTGTAAAGTTGAAGAAACGTCGTCCCATGCTACTCCGGTATTATCGCTTCTAAGGAATTTTTTACTTGTTGTTGTGTGAGGAGAAAGTTTAGATAACGCAGTTCCAGACGATGGGCCTAATAACAGTTCGTTTTCTGCTACTGTAGTTAAACCCGTACCACCCTTGGCGAGTAAGACTTGTGAGCTCAAATTAGCGGGGTCAAGTACAGTAAGACCTGTGGTTACACCCGTACCTCCACGTGCAGTAGCAACTTGACCGGTATTATTAGCGTCACCTAAATTTAAATGTGTTATAGATGAACCATCACCATGAAAAGTACCTGCGGTTACTTTACCCGTCGTCGTGACGTTACCCGATAAGACGTTACCCCAAACGTTTGCGGTAATATACGGGTGGTTAGTTATACCACTTGCTAATGTTGGTACGATATCTGGACCAACTGGATCACTGTGTGTGTATGCGATCGTATACTCCTTCTCATTACCTCTAAAACCATGAACAACATTTGAAGTACTCATGGTCATGACCATACCCAAATCAATGTTATCACTCGAGTTATTGTTACCGACCTCTATAATTGGATCGTTAATCGTTAGACTGTTTTCATGACGAGCAGTGATGTTTCCTACGACGTGTAAATTACCTGTAATTTCAACATTTGAACCTAGTGTCACGAGATCGTCTCCATCGAATTGGAGTTTTGGGTTCGTTGATAATACTTGACCCCCATTTATAAACGGAATACGGTTAGCATCTAAAGCTTGTGTTGTAATCGAACCGGTTAGTATTGATGTATTCAAAGTTGCGTCTGATATTGTTGTTGTCCATTGAGGTACATTTCCATTCATATGTAAAATTTGTTTATCAGTCCCTTTAGCGAGTCTGTTTAATGAATTAGCATTATCTGAATATAATATATCACCTTGTGCATACGCACTTTGACCCGTACCACCTTTGGTTTCGGGTACTACGGGTAAAACGGCATCACTGAGCGTGTTATTATTGTATTGTACTACATTCGCTGCGTTAATACCCGATATTTTTGCACCATTACCTTCCAGTGTAGTAGCTTCTACGAATCCGGTAACGAGACCCCCTGTTTCTATGACATTGGATGTTGTATTCGAACCTATGGGACCACCACCGACGATCTCATCTAGGGTAGATGCAACGTCCATCCACGCGGGTGCGCCCGATCCTGAATCAAATTTTAAAAATTTATCGTTCGCTCCCGATGATGTTATTGTTGCTAATGTTGTTGATCCCGATGCGTAAAGCATATCACCTGTGTTGTATGTACCAATGTTGGTACCACCACGATCAACATCAAGTATCCCTGTATCTATATTTTCGGCGCTTATATTTGTTATATTTGTACCATCACCTTGAAACGTACCTCCTGCTGACGCAATAATATTTTGGCCTTCGATAGATGTAGTTCCTATTATTTCACCTGCCGTTATTTTACTTGCTGTTATTGTATTTGAACCTGCAATGTTACCGAATATTGCGTTATCGTTTGGGTTTCTTACAAAGACGTTACCACCGATATCGACGTTACTCGTTGTAAAAATACTATTATGAGCATTTGAAAATATGATTGTATTTGACGTGATATTACCTTGATTTGTTATATTTTCCATCGTAAGATTTGAAAGGTAATACGAATCGCCTCGGTAATTTTGCGCATTGACGTTACCGACCGTATCTAACGCGAATTTCGAACCAGTTGGTACATTGAATACAGTTTGACCTAAGGGACCTATAGTTATTTTGTTTTGGGGGTTCGTGTTTGCAATGGCAACGTGATCTGTTGCTTGTAAATCTCCCGTATGTATGATTCCAGAAACTTGGACTTTGTTTGTTTTATTTCCATCTATAGAAACTTCATCTGCTGTTGTTTTGAAGTTGTCTGATCTGATCGTACCCGACGAAATGATAGTTTCGTTTGTATTTGTAAAAATCGCTGTGTTAGATGACGTATTACCTAAATCAATTGCTGATGCTAAATCTACACCACCTAGGAGGGATGTAGGAACACTCGAATCAACAACTTCTTTTGTGGACGCCGAGTAACCTACGAGGTTAGAACCTGCTATTTCTGCGACCCGTAAAGGTGTCATATATATAGAATTTGGTATGGGTGCATCAATGGCACTATCTGAAGCATTGAACACGATTGTGTTTTCAGCCTGATTATCCAAAGCATGTTTACCAAACCGGATTTTGGTAGACCGCTCAATGGTAGGTATGTTTTTAACCATTTTAATATAAGTGTGTATTTTAATTTGCGTAGATAAGACCGGCCATACCATTTTCAATTCTGAGTATATTGTAATTAACCGCGTATATCGGATCGGTTATGTTCATGGTTTGGCTAATTACCTTAGCTGAATCTAAACGACTAAAATTGAGAGTTCCTGTCGGCTGGAGCGAACTCGTTGAAATACAAAAACAGTGTAAAAAGAAATCGGGTGACGTTACGAACGTCGTGTGATAATAATTTGGTACTTCCATGAAATGGGGTTTTCCGTATTTAAAATTGCATATATCTTGACCGTTAATTTCTATTTTGACTTTATTGGTATCTGATGTTAATGCACCTCCCGTGGTTGTATCTGAACACGCGAGATACTTTATTGGGTGGTTAAATACGAGTTCCTGTACAAGTTCGTTCGATGGTAAGCTTTTCTGGACTTGTGTGATGAGCATGTTATGGTTTCTCGAGGCGATATTACCACGTTCTTCGTTATCCAAATAGTAATAGTTCGAATAACAGTCAAATTCGTAGTTTTCAGCTTGCGAACCCCAGTGAATTCTTAATTCAACTTCGTGGTATTGTAATGCTATCATGGGTAAAGCACATTGCGCACCTTCACAAAAGAAGAATCGTAAAGGGTAAAAATACGAACGAGCACTTATACCTGGGTGCGTACCTAATGCGCTTTTAGAAATATTGGATGAGAATGTATCAATGGCGATTTTCTCTGTAAAAACAGCGTCTTGAGTATCTATAACCTGACCGCCTATGAGTAATTCGACTTTATCTATGAGATAATCCCACCTTTGAACGTCGAGTGCTTGTGTAGAATTGTGTATAGTTAGATACGTGTATCCTAAAAGGTCACCTGATCTTGGGAATTTGACCGATGACATAGCGTTATTTTTCACAGATCCCTGTATCGTTTGCTCTTCTATGGATTGTGAAAAATTAGAGTGTCGCTTATAACTGGAACTAAAGAATGAAATTTCTGGTTCGCCCATTATGTGCTTATCTTGAGCACCAATAGCGATTAGTTGTATAACACCAGAAGACATTTATAATAATAAAAGGTTTAAATTATACCTACGAGACGCCCTGAAAATTATTTTTTGTAGGGTAAATTTCTTTTTTTGCAAACGAATTTAAAAACGAAAACAGCGTCACCACATGCAGCTGCGGCACCATCCTGTTTATCTAAATTAAAAGTTAATCTATCGAGTGTTCGAATTGGGTTATAATATTGTTGGATAATTGGGTACTCGTTTCTGAATAATACAGCCTTTTGGGAGCTACCCGTACCGTGCATTGTGTGTTCGCATATAACTGTTCCGAAAACACCGTTAAGGTGATTATCAGCATCATCGAGATCCTTTTTACCTCTTTGGGTAAAATTTGTTTTGAGTTCTTCTATACCAATGTGTATGCACCTTTGAGCATCACCCGTTGTATTAATAGCTGCCGCAAGTAATTGTACTTGGACGACATTTTCGAGTGGTGTTGGTAAATGGAGTGTAAAATCTGTATTGTCTGAACCATGATCTAAGTTATCGAGTATAACCGTATGATGTTCGTATTCGAAATCGGGTAAAGTGGACTGACTAGTCACTAAAGCCATTTATATATACTGGAGATTTTACTTCATCTTATAGCCCGCTTGTGCCGCGACCAATTTTTGGCCACCACAAACACCACCTCTACTGTCGGAGTAGTAGGAGTTATTGAGACATTCTTCCTTGGATTCGAGGTCGAAGAGCGAACCTTCATCTGTCGTTTCGATCGTGACTGGGCTGTATCCGCTCGTTCTCAAAAATTGGAGAATGCAGATGAGGCCGAAGACGATCACAATTGCCTTGAGAGTATTTCTGTTGGTGGTATTAAGTTTAATCATTTATAATGATATAATATTTTTTTATAAAGTGCGTTAAAGAAATTAGAATAGTTTCAATATAAAGATTAATGGACGGAGAGATTATACTTAATCGTAATGACACAAACGTTATGAAATTAGATGATAACGAACAGGCTCTGATGAATGAGATTGAAATCGAAGTTCCTAGACCTCAGCCTGTGAAAAAGCAAATGCCAAAACATATGCATACTCAGTTCACGCCACCATCAGTACAGACTTTCCAGGAAGACATTGATTCTTTTGCAAATCCCGATAAACAAAACCGACCCTCAGTTCCACCAACCGAGGAACCCGTTGATTATGGTGAGTACGAAGTTGAACCAGAACCGGGGTATCCATATGATTATGGCGTACCTGACGGTGGTATGGAAGAGGATAAACCATCACCTGGTTTTAAAACTATCGACGAGGAGAAGGCCGATCTCGTAAACAAACTTGGTCGGTTAGAAAAAAAAGGTTTTACGGTGAATAAGCGTTTGAATGCATATTCACCTATAGATGAACTTAGAACCGAAGTTAAGAGAATTACGTATAGCATAGACGTAGATAAATCGATAAAGTTTTCGAGACGTATGCTTATTGCATGTACGACAGGTCTCGAGTTTTTGAATAAAAAATATAACCCATTCGAAATTCAACTCGACGGTTGGTCCGAGAATGTGATGGAGAACGTCGATGATTACGATGAAGTTTTCGAGGAACTTTACGTGAAGTATAGAACGAAAATGCACGTCGCCCCAGAAGTTAAACTTATAATGATGCTTGGTGGATCAGCTATGATGTTCCACTTAACAAATAGTATGTTTAAATCAGTCATGCCGAACATGAACGACGTGATTAAACAGAACCCCGAATTGGTACAAAATATGATGTCGGCCGTTCAAAATACGGTCCCTAAGTCGCAACAACAGGGTGATGATAAGGTAGACGCAAACGGAAGACGTGAAATGCAAGGTCCGGGCTTAGACATTTCGAGTCTTATGGGTAATATCATGATGCCACCACAACCTTCCATGAGCACAACACATTTGAATAAACCAGACGATGATATGGTCGATTTTGAAGACGACATTTCGGATATAGCCGAACCACCAGCAGACGATAGTAAGGGGACTAAGGGTGACGATGAAAGTGAAGTGAGGGAAGTTAAGGTTACTCAGACCAAGTCTAAACGCGGTGGTGGTAAGAAGAAAAAATCGGTCGAAATTAATTTGTAAGTAATATATAAATGATAGGATATTGTCCTTTAGACGAGGAACCTATTGAGAGACCTTCATGGAGTCAGGAGGAATCGATACCTCAACCAAGGGTAGCAAGACGTCGTCGCGAGATAACGTCTTTCCTAGGTGAGGACGATACCGAATGTAATTTTCTCGTTATGTTTTTTATCGTGGGTGTTATTACACTCGCGATTATGGATTCACTTCCACTAAAAAAGTAGTGGGTTAAACCATCTACCATCCTGTTTGTTCCAGCATGGTAAATGTGATTTTACTTAATTTTATTTTAATTGTTCGGGTACGACGTATCCGTCACTGTCAGTCCAATTTGTATCGTACATGTGTTGATCTTTTCTTTCGCCTATAACTAACCAACTAACATTTGCGGTAGAAGATGTGTTTTGACACGATATTGTAAGAGTGTTTCCAGATACTGACCCTTTTACTGCGTCCCAATCGGATTCGTTCGTTGTAAAACACTGAGTGTTTCTATTCAGTGCTTCAAATGTACCACTTGTCATTTTAGAAACGGTATCTAAGTTTATAGAAGCACTTCCATTTACTAGATCAACTTTACCTCTGTATATGAGATCGGCTTTTGGACCTTCTATGAAAGAGTGGTAAAGATTGTGTGTATTACTCATACTTGTAAGTGGGTGATCAATTGTAAATGAACCACTGGATTTTGTAATGTTGCCATTAACATGAAGTGTAGAAAATGGATTATCGGTTCCGATACCAACATTACCATTACTGAGTATTGTTAATCTTTCTGTATCTGATGTACTAAAGACAAGATTATTACTACCTATTTCTGATAAACCTCGTGATTTTATAAAACCATTGGTTATTATGGCTTGATCTGGTGCGCCTTCATTATACAGATCAGTGGCCGAGTTATGATCTGGTACAACTCTTTTACCTGCATAATTGGTACCATCGGTAGCTATAAAACGTTTGAAGTTACCAATTGCATAACCGTCCGTACCTGGATACCCTGTTTGAAAACCCGCCCCTTGTGGTATGTTACCAAAATATGCATCGTCCTGAAAAGATACGGTTCTCACAGTTACACTACCATACGTGTTAGTTTCCCATAGATCAGTACTATTACCCCCTGTTGATTGTGTTTGAAGGGTTTGTGATACACCGTTTATCCATAATTGTGTAGTTGCCGTACCAGTATTAGGATTAGCACTCGGTGTATTATCGTATTTAACGCATATATGATACCATTTATCTTCATCAAATGTATAGGATGTTATATATCTCATATTAGCCGGAACGTTTTTATAGTCTATAATAAAACCTGAACTTGTAACTATATGTGAAACACTATCATTATTTTGTGCGAGGTTGTCTTTCACTCCGAATATAGTATTATTGAAATTATTCTGTGGTTTTAGTGGCATAAACCAATACGACGTTGTAATTATGCCATGATTACTAGATGTTAATTGATCGCCAGTTATAGGACAAAATACATCCATGATCCTACCATTTGCATAATTAATGTTATTTTGACCAAAAACTAAAGCGTTATGTGTATCACTATAAGCCGAACCCCCTGAATTTAATATTAATTTTAACTGGTATCTATGTTGTGTCGTTGTAAGACTGGGTTGTTTCCAATAAAATTGCCACCACGGGTTTCTTTCGTGTGCATCATTTTTACAATACCAATCCCCATCTTCAAAGAAACAGTGTTTAGACATGGTATTATAATGTATAGATAAACCATCAACTATTACATTAGATGCTTCATGATTGTTTATAAAAAGTTTTCCACCCTGTATATCTTGTGAGCCTGCAACGACAAGCCTATGATTGATGAGAGGATTTGCCGGTGTATTTGGACTTTCGTGAGTTTTATCCAATCTTTGATTGGGGTAAGCTGTAGTCATGTCCAATCCATAATTTTCTTTGATATCAGTATCATCGAATTCGGGTACGCCTATACCAACGTTACCTAAACCCGTTAATGTTAATCTATTATAAATTGCACTCGCTTCTTCTAACGTTTTAGAAAAATCTTCACCGTTTTTAGACCATACTTTTCTATTTGAGTCCGCTGGTATGGGATTATTTTCAAATACCATACCCTCTAAACATATTGATGGTGCTTTTATCCGTATTCTATCTGGACCGTGTGTATTAGACCCTCTTACATGTCCCGATTTGTATATTAACAATTCAGTTTTATGAATATCACCCGTATACTGTGCCGTGTTTTGTATATACGTTTCGAATAAACCATTTTCCATGACTGGGTTACCAAAAATGAGTTTTCCGGGTTTGGTAGTTGAATCTAGATAAGACGTATCCCCACCTACTGTTAAACTTGCACAGTCTAGATTCCCTCCTAAACTTGTTTTTCCAATCATTTTTATCGTTGGTGTGAAACGTTTAAATGTAAATACGGTCGAACCAGTTCCCCAACTCTGATCTGAACCCGTTGTTCTATCTTCGTTTCCGTATAATTTTCCATCATAGTATGAACCTGAAAAGATTACAAATTCACCATTTTTTGATATCGATGTAGGCAAACCACCGAACTCTTTACTTTCTGATTCTTCGTAGTAATTAACCCAGTTTTTACCGTTCCAATCCATTAAATTATACGTATTTGGACCTGCACCATCCCCATTCCCGATGGATCCTTGACTGATGCTTTGCCACTGAGTTGTAGGCTGACCTGGTTGGGGATTATAGTCCCAATACACGGTATTTTCTACAAACCCATTACCAATTACAATACGCGTACCGTCGTGATTCATGTGTAAGGTAGCCCCGAACCCTATTGATGTATTTACTATTGGTTTATTGGTCATATAAATATATTGTGGTATTGATGAAGTCGCTGGGTCTTGTTCCCATTTTGCACTAAAAAAACATTGCCTACCTGGAGCTGAAGCTGCTATTATACTACCATCCCTATTTATACCAACATGGTGTCCAAATGCAGGCAATGTGTGTATTTTTTGTTGTCCGTTTTCTACCAGATGATTGGTAACTCTCTTAACATTTGAAAATTCGGCTGAAAACGTTTCTGTATATGTAGGAAATCCTATATTTGTTGTCCCCCATGGCATGGCACGTGAAGTCCATGTATACCCTCCTTGTCCGGGTGTTCCGGATTCTTCATATACGCGTACCTCACCATTTTCATACGCATCAGTAGAATTTTGTGCCACCGATGGGTTAACCGATCCGGGTGCACCAATTATAACAACTTTGCCGTCTCCGGATATTTTACACGAATACCCATGCCCGGAATTTTGAGGACCACCTTCCGTTTTTAACCATTGTATTGCGGAATCTTTGGGCCAACTATACATATAAACTTTGGGGTAAGTACTTGGATCTCCAATGACAAATCTAGAATCGTCGTCATCAGCTATATCTACGGACCAGCCAAACATATCAGTACCTGAAATATAAGTCGGGTTTCCGGAGGCGCTTTCTTTACGTTGTGACCAAGCTGTTCTATTATTATTAGTCGCATCGAAAACATAAACCCTGTTATTTCCATACGAACCTATTACCAAAGTATCACCCGTTGCATCTATAGCAATTGAACATCCAAAATATGTTGTAGCGTTAGGGTTTCCCTCGGGGTCCTGTATCACTGTTCGAAATTGAGTACTTGTTTTATTGGATGTATATACATACACTCTTCTATTACCAGCAATTGCAAATACAGTACCCGCATTATTTATGGCTGAACACTGACCAAAAGAACCGTCCGTGAATACTGGATTCACACCACACGCAGCTTGATTATCATATTCTGAAGGGTAAAGTTGAGGTACAAGTTCTTCAGACATTATAGTATATTAATCCATTTTAATTAGTCTGGATCAGCGTACGCACTTTTTGTGTTACTACCTATACCAAAATTTATAATCGTATTATTTCTTTCCCCTTGAATAGATATACCTGAAAGATTACCCCCATATCCTATGAAACCGCTAGACGATGAACTGAAAATATCGCCTGAGACCGACAATTTATGATCGGGGACTGTGTTCGATATACCAACATTCGAATCCCTATTTATAGTTGTACTATATGAACCAGTACCTGCGGTCCATAGACCTCCACCTCCACTAAACGTTTGTGCGACCCCACCAATTCTTAAATCACCCGTTAAGTTTATATCACCCGTAACGTCTAACGGATAAGATGGAGTAGTGTTTAATATACCTATTTTACCAGTATTATCGATTTTTACTTTAGTATTAAACGTACCATCGGTACCATAAAAAGTAACACCATCCCAACGCTGAGATGAAACAGGCCCTCTAAGCCTTTCTACAATAATTAAAATTCTATTATATGGATCATCGTGAAGGTAATCTGGTGTTCTAGTGAATATGGTTTGATTACCAGAAGCAACTAAAACATCACCAGTACTATGTATAAGATCGTAGTCTATACCATTGTTACTACCGAATACATGTGATAATCGTGGTTGGTAGTGGTCAAGAACGGCATTTACTTTTAATTCAGTGAGGTAAATTCTATTTGTCCCTGGTAATTGGAGTTCTATCCATTCACCTTTATACTCGGGAATTCTTTCGACTGAACCTATATACCATCCAGGCCAAGTTGTCATCATACTATAATTATTGGTCAAACCTCCCCAACTACCAGAACTACTAGACCCAAACACTTTCCATGCATTTGATACATCCGATGATGCGGTCACTATATATCCAGATGAAGTATTAGTCGTTAATGCAACTGTAGGATACGCTGACGCTGCACTTATTGCTAGTTCTCCCCATTCTGTAGATGATCGTGTTGCTCCAACTTGATTAAATTTATAATCGTATGCCATTTGATTTACAAAATTAGTAGTCACACCTGTTAATCCTCTACCGTCACCTAAAAACTGCCCAAGATTACTCTTAATATTTCCATATACGTGTAAACATTCAGATGGTGACCGGGTATTTATACCTAACATAGCTTTATTATTGGCGTTTCTGTGCATGACAATCTTTATATCTTCTTGTGTTCTATCGTACCCCGCATTTAAATCAAATGCTATTTGACCACCTTTTAACCGTATTCTATCTGGACCGTATGTACCACCACCAGTTGCATCCGCGTTATCATTACCTTTAAATAAAAGTAGTTCGGCCTTTTCCTCACTTTCATAAACGCGGTTTTCTATAACTGTAAGTTCATACGCATTATCTGATTTTGAACCACCGAAGTATAAACTTTTATTACTCGTACTCGAATCGTCGTTTGTACCTATAGACATACCCGTTCCTTGAATATACCCTCCTACAGTTACGTTACCTTTAACAACCATAGACTGAGTGATATTGTATACCCAAATATTTGATGCACCTGTATCAACTTGGCTATCCGAACTAGCTACTGTTGTAGTTGCACCTCCTATGTATGATATATCAGGTACATACCAAGCATTTGGTCTAATTCCACCACTAGGAACCCCTCCGTGAGCTTTATGGGCTTCGTGTTTCCCTATAGATACCATTTCACCCTCACCATCAACAGATATGGATTCACCTAACTTATGTTGATAATTCGTATGGTAATTACTATTCACGTTCCAACTTCTTATATCAACCATTTCATTTGGAAAACTTACCCACTGATCTCCATTCCAATCGAATATGATAACGTTACCCTTAATAGTTTCTTGTGATTCTATGAAACCCACAGCACCAGTAACTATACGCCTACCCGAACCATCAAAACGTGTAGACCATCCAAGCATCATGTTACCTTGGGGTGCAGCTATATGTTTAGCATCTTGTCCCATTTCTTTCCATTCACCATCTATCGGATCCCAATCGAGTGTATATATTCTCCCTGACATGGCATGTGGCGCCGTATTTGATGTACCGTAACTTCCAGGTGCACCTGCTAATATACGTGTACCCGCTCTATTTATATCTACAGAATGACCAAGTGCATCCAACCACCTAACTTTTGTAGGGTGTGTATCACTTGTCAAACCTATACCAGTTACACCTATAACAGATGTCATAGAAACGTTACTTGTCCAGTTCGTACCACCAGATGAAACGGTAAAATTATCGTAAACGTGTGCGTTACCGGTAAATTCAAATGTTCCTTGCTTCCCCTGCATCTGATCTTCTTGACTCCAAATATTTCTTATTGATGGTTCTCCTACAATTATCTTATCGCCTATATCTGTTATACCTAAGGAGTATCCAAAATAAAAGTTTTTCCATGTGGCCCATTGTGAGAAGGGCGTATTCCCAAAGTCCTGTATATCTAAAGTTCCCGAAGGTGAATTTAAGGTTTGTTGTAAAATATAATTAGAACCATTCCATTTGTATATATAAACTCTACCTTCAGATAGGGGGAGGCCGATAACACCAGCATCTTCGAATGTTCTATAGAAAGGTGCGCCAACAACTAATATGTTACCGTCGTATTGGGATAAAGCGACGGAGTGTCCAAACCCTCCCTGTTGTGATACTTCAGTACCTCTCTGTGTCCATCCATTACCAGTACTATCTTTAGTGAATACGTAAGCATAACCATCAATATGTGATATAGTCCCAAAAAATGTTCCCGGTGCGCCTACAGCTACCATATCTGCATTATCCGTTCCGTCGAGAGATCTACCAAAATCTTCATTTGGATTATCGACGAAAAGAGTCAAAGCGGGTACCTCTATATATTCATCGTCACCCGAGGACCAACTGTCAGTTTTTCTTGCTGTAAGTACACATGCAAAATATGTATACGTGGTACTTATTGTAAGAGTACCTTCAATAAACCCTGTAATCCCCATCTCTCTAGTATTAGTAAAACTACCTAAATTCGTCCAGTTTGTATCGTCATTACTTCCTAATATAGTGAATGTTTCGACGGTAACATACTCATCCATGACATTATCGAGATTGTCCATTTTCCATTTTGTAGGTTGTATTCCAGTTGATACCTGTAATTTTATCCATTCACCGGATACGCCTCCTAAACTATTCGAACCAGCGTATGAACCAGCAACCCAAGTACCACCAGACCAACCACTAGGTTGGTTATGTGGATAAAAAGGTAACTCATTACCATTGTTGTCATAGTAAGAATTAACTTGCCAGCCACCCCCACCATTCGTACCATAAGGTCTAAATACTGGGTATGCGTCACCACTGCTAAGGGAATGCGTCGCAGTATACGTTAAACCATTAACCGTTTGAGGTGAACCAGTTAAAGTACTTGATGGGTAAATAACAGATCCCCTGCGGTTTGGGTCACCTTGAAGCTGGTATTCCTGTTTCCAATCTTGTGATGTTTGGTTATAAACGTATACGTTACACGAATTCTTTAGTGGTTCGCCCGTAAACATTCTCTGAATTGTACCCTTTTTACCACGTGATAATTTGGAGGCGGAAGGTATCCAATATCTTAAATTTTGACCTTCATCCACTGCTTCATGATACATCCAGTCGTGTGAGCGTCTGACGGTTGCATTATGACTTGTACTACTACCAGAGGTCGGTTCTGTGTCTGCTTCGTCTATGTACCATTGTAGAGTGGTGGGGGGCATTGTTACTATAGTTTAGTTATATTAATTTTATATTTATCTGACGTCCCAACTTCCACCCTGGGCTTTAATGGTTGAAATTGTTATAGTTCGGGATGCTTCAGTTGTAATTGCTGATGCAGTCACACCTGTTAAATTGGAACCATCGCCTAAATATGAAGTTGCGTTTACTGTACCATTAACATCTACCGTGTGTGTTGGATTCGTTTTTCCTATACCAACCTTACCCGAGGATCTATAAACGTCATTACCTGATGTTGCCCAAGGACTCGAACCTCCACTCCCACCACCTCCAACCGATTGTATGATTCCGTTAATTCTTAAATCACCCGTTAAGTTTATATCACCATCAACGTCTAATTTGTGTTGAGGGTTTGTTTGGTTAATACCGATATTACCGTTATTGAATATTGTTAATCTTTCTGAACCCGCTGTATTAACAATAAATTTATCAACGTCTGGGAATCCGAATTTTGTATCTGTATCACCAGTGTGTGTGATATAATCTGCTATGTCTCCGGTAAATCCACTCCCACTCCCAAACGTTTGTGCGACTCCATTAATCCTAAAACTACTACCAGTAGACATGTTAATATCACCATCGACGTCTAATTTGTATTGGGGGTTTGTTTGGTTAATACCGGTATTACCGTTATTGAATATTGTTAATCTTTCTGAACCCGCTGTATTAACGATAAATTTATCAACGTCTGGGAATCCAAATTTTGTATCTGTATCACCAGTGTGTGTGATATAATCTGCTATGTCTCCGTTAAATCCACTCCCAAATGTTTGCGCGACTCCATTAATCCTGAAACTACTACCAGTAGACATGTTAATATCACCTGCAACGTCTAACATATAAGCTGGAGACGTTGTCCCAATACCAACTGAATAATTTGTAACATATAATGAGTACGTAGCACCGTTATATGTCCAATAACTCGAACCTCCACCTCCACCTCCAAACGTTTGTGCGACCCCGTTAATTCTTAAACTACCCGTTAAGTTTATATCACCATTAACGTCTAATTCATACGCCGGTGATATAGTTTTAATACCAACATTACCGTTGTTGTTGGCATAAATGTGTGAACCTGACGCGTTCCAAGCACCCGAACCACCACCAAACGTTTGTGCGACCCCGTTAATCCTGAAACTACTACCAGTAGACATGTTAATATCACCTGCAACGTCTAACATATAACCTGGTGTATTTGTTCCTATACCGATATTACCTGCTAAATAATATGCATTGTTCGTAGTAGTATTTACTCCCCAAACACTCGAACCTCCACTTCCACCTCCTCCAAACGTTTGTGCGACCCCGTTAATTCTTAAATCACCCGTTAAGTTTATATCACCCGTAACGTCTAATTGATACAATGGATTTGTATTTACTATACCAATTTTACCAGCTTTATCGAGTTTTAATTTAGATGTAAATGCTGATAAAGTACTACCCTTTAAACGTACGTTAGACCAATAAATTCCATCGAATGGGACTTTTACTCTACTACATATGAGAACAAACTTATTATACGGTTTATCATTAACTGAAGGGGTCCTTGTAAATGCAGAAACGTCTGTAAATGTAGATGCAGTATACGACCATGCTTTTATTTCGGTGTGTATATGGTAATAATCTGTGCCATTATCACTTCCAAAAACATGTAAATTAAGTGGATAAGATCCTGAACCTGGTACGTTTATTAATACTTCCGTGAGTAAAAGTTTAGGGACGGATGAAGCCATTTGAATTTCAATCCATTCACCCGGGTACCCAGGGAACCTTTCTGTACTACCAAAATAGTAACCAATTTCTGGACCAAACCTCGTATAAAGAGGAGTACCTTGAGATCCATCTGCACTTCCAGTATCAAGTTGCCAAGTATTGAAACCGGTATACGAGGAATCAAACACTTTCCATGCATTAGTAACGTCGAATGAGCTGAGTACCGTATATCCTTGATCCACATTACTTGTTAAATTCACTGTTGGGTACGTAGTTGAGGATGAAACCATACTCATTTCTCCCAATGTGAGATCGTTATAAGATGAACCGGCTATACCTGTATTGTTATTGACTCTAATTAGACTATCGTGTAAATCTAGACCTATTAATTCTTCACCGCGTCCTATAAACCCTTGTGAAGACTTAATTTTACCATATACATCTACGGCTTCCGTTGGTGAAGCTGTATTTACACCAAATTTTCCACCTTGAAG